ATTGTCTTTGCATCAGCATCCAATACGGCTTGTGGGGTAGCGGACTTGATGCCGTTCGCAAATGCTTCTCCACCAAACAGATTCTTCCCCGTCCTATGCGTGACCACTTCCGTCCGTCCGCTGATGGGGCAGATGTTGGTGTATGGGGCATAATCCGTTAATGTTCCAACCTCAAATTGCACCTTTTCGTATTGAAGCGTGTCATAACTTGCGAGGAATTGAAGTTGAAGTTTAACGGTTGTTGTTGCCGATAATGTGAATGTTGCATAGCACCTTGTAAGTGTTGACCCACTTGTATTTGCGCCTGATTCTATTGAAACATTATTTGCATCAACTACAAGCACTCTCCATGACCCACCGTCATTTCTTTTACCATAAGCTGAGAACGTATATGTTCCTGCGGTTAGTTCTTTTGTTACAAGCGTTGTCGTAGTTGTGCATGTTCCGTCCGCAACATCAATCTTATTCTTCCCTGCACCCCCAACCCACGGGCTGTCGTAGCCGTGTAGGGATTGGATTGGGTCAAGGGAGACTTTGAGGGACGTAAACTCACCTTGCAAATCTTCATAAAAAGATGCAACGTCTCCGCTTGCCTCACCTTCTCTGTAAGCAACAAGAGCCTCAAGGTCTGCGTAAGTTACTTCTCCATTGTCACCTTTATCTCCTTTGTCGCCTTTGTCACCTTTTTCTCCAGTATCGCCCTTATCACCTTTTTCTCCTTGTATACCTTGTATACCTTGTATACCACGTTCGCCTTGGATTCCTTGCTCACCTTGAACACCACGTTCTCCTTGGTCGCCCTTAGCACCATCTTCTATATCGGCTATGCCGACACCATCAACATAAACAGTAGTTACCTTACCAACTTTAGTTGCTGTTATTTCAGGAGATTCTCCGTCATTACCATCGTATATTTCTACTGTTTGCGTTCCATTAAGATCTGTAATACTAAAAGTAGTAGTATTATCTTCTTTAGAAAGTTCAGCATAAGGTGAAAAACCATCAACACCAGATTCACCTACAGGGATTTGGAATTCAAGATTAAGATGATTATCAACTTCCATAACAGTAACTTCAGGAGCAGTACCAGCTTCACCTTGTACTGCAGTAACTGTGATACTACTTATTCTTGCTGTAACTTCCTCAAAAGCCTCATCCAAGATTTCTCGTATTTCCTCAAGTGCTTCTTCAGCTTTTGTTTTAGAATCATAAGCACTTTCTGAATAGCTTAATACATTACCTACAAACTGTTCATATTCTGTAGGAGTTAAATCAGGCTGATCATCAGGTTCCAAAGAACCTTCTTCTTTCTGAACAAAAACATCAAACAGGTTTGAATCTTTTTTATTTCTGACAAAGAATCCAACAGGTCCTGCTGTAAGCCTTTCAGCAACATTTGTACCAGAATACTTAACCCCTGTAACATTACAGAACAATACTCCGGTATGAGCAAGAACCTCTGCAGGAATATAACAATATCCTGCAGCATCTGGAATCCTTGGTTTAGTTATATTAAAAGACGCATTTTTAAAATAAACACGTTTTTCAAAACCTTCCCAAGTATCATCAAATTCAAATAAGCATTTATAATAATTATATGAATCTGAAGTTGGTTGAAGATCTTTTAGATTTGTTTCCAGTTTTAAGTGTTGTCCATTTACTGAAAATTTTATAATAACCATAACTACCTCATATTCATTTCTCTATAGATCCAATTAATTCCGAGTAATTGGTAATTAAACATATTCTTAGTGAATAACCGAAGACGGGGAGCCATCCCTTTTCCTGATACAGAAGCACGTACTTTCCAAAGACTGATATCTGGATCTAACGAATGTTTCAAGGTCCAAAGATTGGTTTTGTCTATCTCACCTTTCCGTTCCCCATCATCTACATAAGGGATAGGCAGATAAGGAGTAGCATCTATATAAACAATACCTTCATCCTGTTTCATTTCATCTATCGTTTGTGAAACCTCGTACAGAAAATCAGTATTTCTAGGCTCTCCAGCAATCTGGAAATCCATACCAAACTCCATATCTTCATTATCGATATTATTGATCTGAAGCTGTAGCTCTCTATATCTCTTATTAATAAACAGATTAGAATCACGATAACCTGTATCGAGCATTTGTTTATTAGAAAAAGTTGTCATAAGCTCTAATTCAGTTTTCACATCTTCTAACGATTGATTAACAAGGATTCTGTTAAAGCCTCCTACAAAATCATCAAGAGAGGTAATACTGAATATCTCTTCAGGTATCTTATTTATATGTATGAAAGATTTTGGAACAACCAAAACTTCATTCTCAGAATCATACGTACATTGATCAGCTGCAGGATATAAAACTTCATCTTCAACAGTAGTATCTTCATATTGAGTTGAATATAAAAAGTCTGTACCTATAAGAATATAAAGATCCTGAACAGATAAAGGATCATGCTTAAACAGCTGAATAAACCGTTTATTAGATTCAATAGAATTATCAGTATCTATAACATTCATTACAGAGGTACCTGCAAGATAACCTTGTTGCGTAGCATCTGTTTTAAATGGAAATAGGAAATGTTGGGACTCATATATATTGATTTTCCAACACCTGGAGACTACGTTATAACTGATATCAAAATTGACATAAACGTTCTTATATTTGTAAACATAAAAATTATGAACGTCTTCATAATCAATAAAATTATAATAAGTAACTAGTTTTTCTACATAAGGTTGAACAAGTTCATTATTAACATCCAAGTACTTATAGCAGTCTTTAAAAATACTTTGGACATTAAATTTGAAATGGTTAAAGAAATCAGTTATTGGAGTCGTTATCGGAGCTAACGTTAATTCTCCTGTAGTTGATTGTGCCTTAGGAACGATCATGTAGTAATAATTACCGGATTTAAAATACAGCATATTACGTACTGCCTGAATCAGATGTTTGTCCCAAGGTTCAATATATAGATTAGATTGAATAACAGTACTTGTCCATGATACACCATCTGTGTTAAGAGACACCTGATGGATCTTGCTTTTGGTCACGACCATAAGATTATCCATCAACTCTATTACAGCAATAATAGGTTCATCAAAAATAGTTATATTATTCGGATAAGGAAAATACCCAGGTTCATCCAAATCACTGATAAATAAAATAGTAGGGTCTTTAGGAACTCCCCAAAGTACGAGTCTGTTTTTCCAACTTATCATACCTGTTGCGGTTGACAAATCATATTCTTCCTGTTCTGTATTGTAAGCAGTATCGTCTTTATCTAATGAAAAATCAAAACCAATCGTCATCGCTGTGACAACAGCATCTGCATCTGAACCAACTCCTGCTGTTTTATAGGCTTCACAACGAACCAGTATTTCCTCAGTAGGTACAATAAGATCTGCTTGAAGAACACCACCAGTAAAATCAGTAAGTTCTTTAAAAGAAGCCCAATCATCTGTACCAGAAACCTCTTTCCATGACCATACGATTTTATATTTATCTCCAGCAGCAAAAGCTACGTCATAATTACATCTGAACCATACTCTGCGTCTGGATTTAGGAGTCATCATAAGATCAGGATCAGGTTCTCCTGGTTCAAACGGTCCAGTATACGGTAAAACACCATTCATCTGAAAAGAAGACGCTGTAGAGCCATCCGTAAAAACATACGGAGAAGAAGACAGCATATTGTATCCGTAATTAACAGCCTCTGAAGCGGTCAGATCTCTTAAAGTAACCGCTTCAAAAATGTACTGTTCTTTAACAGGATCGAAAACTGTTTTCTGTAGTTCACCTTGATTTGAATCATTAAAAAAGTAAAATGAATTACCTAAAAAAGCCCCTACTGGAAACGAAGTCTTTGCATCCTCAACAAGCTTCCAATCATGTATTTTAGTAAGAGCAGTATTATAGAAAGAACACTCGGAATGATCTGTGTTCAATACAGATGTTGCTAATTTTACATTCTGAAAATCATCAGCATTCTTTTTAGAAGTAATAGTCCAGATCTTACCTTTATCAAGGTACTCACCTTCATAATAATCAGGTTTCCCTAATATGATTTGTCTATAATCGAGTCCGTTCTCAACACACTCTTTTACATACTTGATTGTTACCTCTTCATTAAGAAATTCTGCTTCATCATTAGGATCAGCAAAGGTCGCATCAATATCAGGAACAATAACTTCATCGGTAATAAGAGCAGCTCTCGGTTTAAGAGCATCTCTGCCATCTGTAGTAAAATCAAAATTGACTAATGTCTTAACATAGCCTTCAGAAACAGCACCTTCTGTAAACATCATGCCTGATCTGAAATCTGTTTCAACATTAGCCAGTCTTTGTCCTCGTTTGAATTTTTTATATGGAGATTGGATTGCCATACTTATCACCAAACCTTAAAATCAAACGGTAAATGATTTTCAACATATCGTTCTTCTGCCTGTCGTACACCGCCTTTACTATCGGATTGAAAGATCAGTGGTACGTGCTCCACATAATCTCGGAGCATGTAAAACAGATTTTGTCGATACGTCATTTCATAACCTTCAGAAGCTATGATCCCTTCTTCATCTGTCGTATAGAATTTGGAAGCAGCACCTAAACATACAACAGACCTAATATAACGATCAGGAAAACAATCGTAATAATCTGTTGAAGTCGGATTTGATTCGATTCCTAATGAACTAAATGAAGGGAACGTAGCATTAAGTTCACTGTTGATATCATCTATCACAGCGTCCAGGAACGGGAGCAACTTAGGATAAGTAAGCTGCTCCCCTGCCAGATATTTATTTGAAAGTTTAACTATATCTATAACTTTCATAAGCATTACCTCTACATAGATGGTCCAGATGGATCAAATCCAGGTTTAAGACCACCTATACCACTATTTTCACTATCATTAGTCTCCCTCATCAGCATCTGGATTTTCATACTCATGAGGATTAGTGAAGTCAACACTGTCTTCAGTAAACGTAGTAGCAGTTACACCTTCATTCTTTCTGAAATCAGCAAAAGGATATTTGAGAGGTTTCTCAAAATCTTTAGCTGCATTCAGATTTACTTTAGTATCTGGATGTACTTTTTCAACATCCTGCAACTGTCTATTTCCCTTTGGGATAATAATAGTCTGTGCCATTTTTAATTCCTCCTGTTAAAACAATTCGAGTTCTCCCGGAGATGATTCAAAGTTATTTTGAATATCACTCATATGTTTTTTCTTTTCAAAGAGTTTATCCTGTCTGAACTTGCGGATCTCAACTTCTTCTGCAAAAGATTCTGGGATTTTATAAGTTTTTCCATCTACGGGAACTGCACATGAAATACCGTTGATAGTAACGGTCATTACTTTACCGAAATATGGTTTATACAGAGGCGAGATAGAAACAGGAACTTTTTCTTGCTTTTTGAAAAACTCAGAAAGCTTTCTTCTTTCCGCTTCAGCCTCTGCTACATTTTTATTAGATTCTTTTGTGATTTCCGCTTCAAGTTTCTTATTTGCCATTTTTAACCTCCATATAAGTAACCGAAGCTAACCCCGTATTAAACGAGGTTAGCAGCGGATGGTACGCATCTATAGTCTACGATAGCTTCAAGTCTTGTTGATCCGAAACCAACTGAGTTGATCTTGAATCCAATAGATTGTCTCTGGTCGATCGGGTCAAGAACACCAGCAGAACCCTTCTGCTTTACATACATCTTGGCGTTACCTTCACCTTCCAGACCAGTTCTGGTAAGAGCATCCTTACCTACAATCAGGATATGATGTACATTCAGTTCAGACCAGTCTGTAGGAGCTGTCCAGACTTCCATTTCAGGAATATAAGAAGCATCTTGTCCTGTACGAGGATCTCTTACATAACCGTCCATAACAGTACAGTAATTAGTATCTGTTGATGGAATAGTAATATAGTCATAATCAGTTCCCTGATCAGGAGTATAACCTGTAGGAGGAGTTGTACCATGCGTAGCATAAAATCTCTTACATCTGGTAGCTACACCATTGATAACCTTCTCAAACGTTCCACTTGCAGGTGCAATCAGAGTTTCCTTGAATGTCATATGGAACATCGGGAACAGAACAGAACCATCATACAGATCCTTCGTAGTCTGATTGATAGTCATGAACTTTTCAACCGTAGGGTCTTCGATCATATCGTAAGTAAACTCAGGTGAACAGATTACTTCGTACTTACCGGAAGCTCTAGGCTTGACCAGTTGTCTTTGCAGAGACAGAACGATGAGTCTCAGGTCCGTCATATTAGGCTTCGAATTATCAACAGTCAGAGCTTCAAACAGATTGCCTGTTGGAGGATTCTTAACCATACCTGCGTAAAACGGCTGAGCCTTTGAGAACAATTCTTCTCTTGCAAGCATATCCAGTGTTTCGATAGCTACGATTGAATACTCAGAACTATAATGAGCGATTACAGGGTCTACAATTGAGAAGTCTACCTTATCGGTGAACTCCATATATCTACCATACTGTTGAGCTTCCATTTCGTACTTTTCTACTGAACCCTTATCGGATTTCGGTGGAATACCTTCCGTAAGAGGTACAGTGTGAGCCTGAAGTGGTGACCATCTTCTAACGGTCAGCTTTTCAGCTTTTCCCTGAATCGGAGATACGTCAGCCAGCTTGTAGTATACATACTGATCAGAACCAATTCTGATAGTATCAAGCAGCTGCTTTGAATAGAATACTTCCGGTCTTACCAGATTAGGTGTGTTGTTAGCGAGTTCAACAAGAGTGTTGATATCAGCTGTTGGACTAAGAGCATTAAGTGAAATAGCCATTGTAAATTACCTCAACTTTCTAAGGCTCCTTACAAATCCATACTCCCAAACACAGCATCAAGATCTTTTACCGAATTGATTTTCTTATCTTCAGGATCACCACTGCCACCAGGAACTTTATCAGAACCATGGTCTTTGACCTTTTCCTTCCGCTTCTGCTCTTTATTAAGAGCTTCCTGAACAGCAGCCTGGATCATGTCATTGTAATGAAGTTTCAGATATTCAGCAGCAATATCTACATTAGGGTTTTCCAGAGGATTCTTCCCTTCATCAACAAGATATTGCGTGAAATCTTTAACTTCTTCCTCAGACAATCCGTGTTTTTCGACAAGATTTGCAAAGGAGTTTTGTACTTCGTTTTGTCGTTTAATTTCTTGATTTTCCTGAATTATCGCTTCAGCATTTTCCAACCGCTTCAAGATATCAATTGGAATATTCTGTTCCTTAGATTGCTTTTCTAAAAGAACTTCCTGAACCTTCTCCCGAATATCTTTGACATCCGAACCTTCCATACCTATCAGTTTTCCAAGGTTCTTAATGAAAGTTTCCTGTTCTTTTATCTGCTGTCGTTGTTGTGCAAAAGCGTAATTCTGTTTAGCCTGCTTTTTATCTTCTTCAGATTCTTCAGGCTTTTCTTCGGAATCCTCTTCTTCAGATTCTTCATCTTCAGGAGCTTCTTCCTCGTCTGAATCTTCCTCTTCTTCAGTAGTTTCATCTTCTACAGGTTTCTCTTCAGGTTCTTCCTCATCAGACGCACCACCAAATAAAGTTTCAAATTCATTAGTGATTTCTTCATTGGACATTGCCATACTGTTCTACCCTTTTCCTTTCTATCGTCAGAGAGCGTAACTGACGAACTAAAATACACTACATATAGGTGTAGGACCTTTATTTCAACTTGAATATATACTATATATAGTGCAAAGTCAAGCATATCTACCACATATTGTAGTAAATAGCCTGACTTTGCACCAACATCTATAATAATAAGGAGAGATAAAGCACCGATTACATTCCCAGACCAGACATTCCTCCACCTGCTCCAGGAACTTCCATCGGTGGTTGTTCCATTGTCTGTTGCTGATAAGGAGTCATTTCTCCCTGACGCATTGCCTGTAAACCATCAGCTGCTACAGCCATAGCATCTTCAGGAAGGTCTCCTCTCTCCAGCATCGCTGCATACTCGGCAATAACATTCTGTGCTTCGATCCATGCGTTAAGACCAGACTGCACACCCATACGTTTAAGAATCTGTTCTTTATATGGTACGTCCTGACATCTGATCCATTCCTGTGGAGTGATACAGTCAATCTGGATCCCAGCCTGTTGATACTGCATCTGTTTCTCCATCATGTTGTTAGCCCAAGCCTGAACTCTTTGTTTATTCTTCGGAAGCTCACTTGAGATCTGGATAGCATATTCAAACACAGCATCTGGATCCATTTCATCGGCTTTGATAACAACAGTCTTGTAAACTGTCCGCTCTGGTGTAGATCTTTCATCATCTACGATAATATATGTTCTGTCCGGTGAGAATTCTGCCATCATCCGAACAGTAAGTTCCGTAAGCTGTCTGGCGTAGTTTTCATAATTCAGAACCTTAGGCGTATCAATAAGAGTAACTCTGTTGAGCATCTCTTCCGTACCGCCTGTAGTAATGATAGAACCTGTATCTCTGCCGGTGTATTTATCATCAACACCTGACATAGACTTAATATTAAAGTTCTTGTCCTGCTGCATAGAAGCAAGCTGCGGTCCGACCTGAGGGAACTGGTGGTAGTGTACGGCTTTACTTGCATCACCGTTTACTACGAATGTTCTGTCAGCTTCGTTACCGTGTTTTGTGAAAGCTGCCAGGTTCATACCACTCTGTGTACTTACAAACTTCGGAGGTCTCTGATTCTTGTATTCAGATGTGTAGGCTATAGAATCCATAAGGTTAAAAACCAGATTGTTGGCAAAGATCTTGGCTGGTTCACTAGAACCAATGAGTGAGGAACCTGGCAGATTACAATACAGCTCAGCAAAAGGATACATATCAGGTTTGATATTTTCCTTACGCAGAAGCAGTATCTGGTTGTCAATAGTATGTATCTCGTCAATACCTCCTTCAGCATTACGGATCCAGTGAATAAACAAAACAAAATGTCTTCCGCTGTCTCCTACACTTGGAGTATTGTTATATACAGGAGGCATCTCTGTTGAAGCGGCTATCTTCGGGTCAAGGATCTTTTCTTTGAAAACATCTTTATATAGTTTATGTTTCATAAACCAGTTCTTTTCATAGATCCTGTAAACCATACAATAACCGCTGGACTGAAGGTCCTCCGCATTCGGGTCTCTCATAAAATACATCGGATCGATGTTCTTGTACCCTACCTGTTTCTTATCTTCATTCCAATAGACCTGCGTATAGCCAACATTCATCAACGCAGCTCTGTCTCCTGCCTGATACATATAAAAAGCAACATTATTCTTATCCCAATCGTGTTCAATAGCAACGTTCATTCTTTCGCAGAACTCAACGTCCTCCTCACACGTAGGAACAAGCTGTGCTGATTTACTTACAGTATAAAGTGACGCCAGAATATTACTCTTCACATAACTTACAAAGTTAGTGTCAGGTAAAAGCTGGTATGGTGGAAACTTTGCCTTAACGGCTCTCCACAGATCACCTTTGTCTGTACTGTCCAGAAGTCTCATCTTCTTATGCTCCCGAAGATAGTATCTTCTGGCGTACTCATAATTATCTTTCAGTTTTGCTAAGCATTTCGATTCATCGAATTCTTTCTTATCTTTATTCATTGGAATCCTCCTCACCTAACATAAGGTCATTGATCTCTTTAAGCATATTATCGAAATCGACCTTGCTCTCTTCTCCCTTGAATTCTCCCTGTTCATCGAACTGATCATTCAGTTCCGTAAATGGAGGTTCAGGGTATTCGATCTTTATAGTAAAAGTTGCTGTCCTGAAAAAGCACAGCAGCACTATCAAAAGTGCAACCAGAAAAATACAACCGATTATAATTTCCATATCGTTCTCCTAACTCCACATATTGTAATCAACTATATCGTAAGGTGTTTCAGACATAGGCTCATACCGTTCTTCTTCATCAGCCAAAGCCCAGTTTGCCAGCTGTCTGAGTTCCTTTTCTTTTTCCTTTGTGAGATCGACTCCGCTTTTACCGTAGACTCCGTAAAGCAGGTCAGCAGGATTGGCAGGAAGCTCCATAGTTATCCACTCAAGAGCGTTGATCCCGTGATTATTTTTATCTACAGGTTTTCCCGTGTACCCACTAGCCAGGGACTCATCTGCTTTAAACTTATAATTATCAAGTTCCTCGATGAGTCCCTTACATTTCCGCATTATCTTGAGTTTTCCTGATTCAAAATACGTGTTAAGTCTAAAGATGCGTGCATCCACGTTGACGAACCCCGGTATAAAGGATATCCCGTAGTCCAGGAAGTGATCGGACAGACTTTTCTTGTCATAATCCCGTTTCGGTCCTGATTTTGGATCAATAATGGGAGGACAGATCCATCCTCCGACCGGGATGTCCCTGGTGAATTCAAAGAACAGCTGTGATAAGGTCTCGATATTGTTGTCATTTGATCTGCATTCGTCATAGACATACAAAACTCCTTTATCAAGGTCTACAGCCCCGGCAATATACACCGCATCATCAGATAATCCGTAGTCAAACGCCACGATTCTCTTCCAATGTTTAGGAATTTCAAAGTCATCCACAACACAAGCAGCCGATTTCGGGTAAACTTTCCCCTCAGCGTAGAGGAATGAGCCGTAAATATAACGGTTTACCCACCACATCGGCTTGTTTTTTACGTTATTTTCAATGAAATTATCAGGAAGGAACTCATTTGCAGACGTACTCGTAACATGTGTACTTATAGCAGGGTCGGCTTTATCGGGGTCAACGTCATATTCGTCTACGATATCCCCGTGTTTATAGATATCGCTGGAAACGGTAAGAACATCGTTCTTGATCCACCCTGCAGAAGGATTGGATTCTATGATACCTTTCTGCCAGTTATGCTCCAGAAGAGGGATTTTGACCCCGTTCGCAGCGATCTTGTACTCGATATTCCCTTCTGCATCTCTTTTAGGAACTGTAGCAGCCAGATTCCTAAGTCTTGTTTTAAGCTGAACAAAGGATTGCTGTTTGACTTCTGAAGCCTCCACAATAAGGAATGAAGTCAGGTTATAGGACCTGAGTTTTTCAGGGTCATCATAAGGTCTGTACATGATCCTGTGTCCGTTAATGAAGTCAATGTACGCTTTCTGCGTATTGACCCGCCTGACAAAAGCTGCAGGAAGATCAGCTTCAAGCTCACGCTTGATAGTCTGTTCATACTGAGAAGCTACGTTAGCTCCTATAAGAGTGTTGCCGTTGGGTGTGAGGAACAGATGCTTGAATATCTCCTCACGGCTGGTCAGTGTCTTTCCAGAACCGTACCCTCCGAAATTACCTGTAAAAGTATGGTTATCTTTATGGAAAGCAAACTGATGAGCCTGAGGTACGTAAGTGTTCAGGTAAGTGTTACAGGAAGGATTTGAACACTCCTTCCAGAATTCTGAAGGTCCCCCACTGATGGCTTTTGCTGTTTTCCATGCTGAACCGCACCGAGGACATCTTTCAAGCATCAGTTCATCCTCTTCTCTGCTACATACCTATTAGCAATATCATTGTACTTGTCCAGGATCTCTTCATAGGTCTTACCTTCAGATTCCGCTTCCTGAATGATCTCATCCTGAGCTTTGACTATAGCTGCTGCTGTAAGGTCAAAGTCTCCCAGACGGATCTCAGGGAATACTTTCTTAAAGAACTGACTGAATCCTCCATCGAGCATGTCATACATATGCTCTCTGAAAGATTGCTTGTCGGGAACGTCTACCTCATCAAGGAACTGTTTGGTGAATCCTTCAAGACCGACCATCATCCTCATATAGATCTGTTCAAAAGTAGGTTCTTCTTTATCAAAGACCTGCTTATCGACACGAAGTTCAACTTCGCCTGATTCAACATCTGAAATAGTAATCTTCATGATATAGTACCTCCTGGTTTGGATTGTACTATATATAGTAGGCACTAGTCAAGAGGAGTCCCATATATTGTGTTTTAAAGGTCACCCCCACTACTATACGATGAAAAAATTTTTAGAAAACTTGATGGGATTTTATTAAAAAGAAAAAACAATAAAAAAGGAACCCATTATATATATGTATATAGTAAGAGTGTAGAATATAGTGAATTTTAAACCCACCCCCATACAGAATTACGTCAACAATTCCGAACACAGATCCTATGCACGACTATCACATATACTTATCGCCGATGCAAGGAAAGGTGGATAACTACATGTCTCGTCCCTCGACAAGGTAGTTATCTGTACTAGGTCAAACCAGGATCGTGGTGTTATGTACCAATACTGTGGTCATTAAATCAGTATGAAATACTGTGCCTCGTAACTCGGCAAGAGTATTTCAGTTATGCAGAATACGCAATCCTGAATTTTCCTTTGGAAAATTGGCGGTATGCGTATTCTGAATATTTATGCATATCCATACATATCTATTTAATTATCAGACTATTCTCAACCTTATCTCAAAATTGAGAATTTAATGCATTTTTGCATATTTTAACGAGTTGTTCACGACCCTAATTTTAGACCTTAAAAATTTGCCCTGATTTTTGATACCTTTTGGGTGTGATTTTTACCATTATTTTACTAATAATATATTTATTTATATTATATAAAAATATTATTAGTAAATATATGTAAAAAAACACACCTTAAGGGTATCAATTCTAAGGGTCATTTTTTAAATCAGCTTTTCAGCTACGTAGACAGTTATACACTGTCTACGGTGTGTTTTTTTATTATTATTCAATATGCTTCGCATTATGAAACCTAAGGTTTCATACTTCCTCATTAAGGCTCCTCGCCTTAATAATCCCGCCAACGGGAAGCCGTTGGATCCTATTATCGCACTCCACCATCGAACCATTACGCAGCACGACTACGATGCCAATTTTTATATTTTCAGCATTTATTCCCTACATCATAAGGTTTAAATACTAAAAATATAAAAATTGAAAGGTAACAATTACGAATAAATTCGTAATTGCTTTGTTCAAGGGGACACCTCGATTCGGTTTCCCCTTACGGATCCTACTGATAGGTTACGGGCTTAGTTCGAAAAGGGCTTGCTGTAGCTTGGACTCTACTTCCGAGTGAACCGGCAGAGTTTATTAGCACAACCGCTAAGAGCAAGCCCTTTTTCATACGGATCCTATCCTCTTCTGTTTCGGCATTATACCGTGAGCGAAAACCGAGTCGTACAGGGTCCAGATGGCTCCTATCCTTCTCCAGAAAAATTTTTATTTCTTATAAATTTGACAGTAGTTGAAATAAAAATTTTTCCTCCAAAGGGGAGCCACGATGAAAAATGTGGAAGTTCAGATCCAGTAGGTCTGACCATCCTACATTTTTCTATCGCCCTGTACAACCTCGCTGAAAACAGCACCAAGCTTTTACCTGCTTAACGCTGTGAGTGGGACCCAAACCCACTCTTCGCTACAGGTAAAACCTTGGGTGTTTTCTAGCGTTTTCTCTCCGGTACAGGGTACGTGTAAATAGTTAATTTATTTTTTATTTACGCTTGGTCAAAGCTTTGATTTAGCGTAGAAAGGAGTTCATCATGTTATTCACTAATTCAACTTATTCAAACGTTATTTGCAGCGATTGCGAAAACAGAGCTTGGTGCTCATTAGTAGATGTTATTAATTGTGGTATCGAGAAGTTCAACCTTACCGACAAATGTCTTACACCATATGACGCACCTAAAGTTCTCGATAAATATCTTGAAAGTGAACTTATCACCAGTGAGTGCTAAATGAGAGCCGAAAGGCTCTCTTTTTTATTAAGTTTTTATTCTCTATGAATTTTATTAGAAAGTGAGGTATTAGTTATGGCTATGATTAAAGATTATGTTGTTATTGATCACATCGGTATGATCGAAGATGATGTT